GAATTTAAATAACGTTGTTGTGCCAATGCCAGCATTGATTAACCCACCAGAATTTTATAATCAGTCTGCTTTAATTCAAGGTGACATTGACCGTGTGTCAGGCGTCTCAGAATACCAGCGTGGTGCAATACCTGAGACTACTCGTACTGCCCGTGAAGCTGCAATCATTGCAGAAGCAGGCAATGCCAGAGTCGCAGAAAAACTAATAGCAATTGAAAATGGCATAGCACAATGTGCTTCTAATCTTATAATGCTTGCACAACAGTTCATGACTGGTGAGCAGACTGTAAGAATCGTAGGCACAGACGCTGCACCAGTATTTTTAACATTTGATAAAGATTATATCTCTGGTGAATTTGATTTTATGGTTGAGGCTGGTTCTACTGCCCCAAGAAACGAAGCTTTCCGCAGAGATATGGCCCTACAGATGGTTTCAGCAATGCAGCCATTTGCAGCAGCAGGACTAGTAAACTTGCCAAGATTGGCAGAATACGTGCTACAACAAGGCTTTGGCGTCAAAGACCCAGGCTCATTCTTGCAGCAGCAACCGGTTCCGGAACCAGCAATGCCAGGCCCAGAAGAACTTGGACCAGCACCAATGCCACCACAAATGCCAGTTGAATTACCACCTGGTTTAATTCCTGGTGGCCCAATTCAAGGCCCAGGTGGCCAGCCAACCGAAGGCGCAGCCCTACCTGGCTCAATTCAAAGTCTTCCCCCCGAAATAATTCAAGCATTATTAGGTGGGCAGTAAAATAATAATGTAATGAAAATACCCTTATTATGGGGATGTAAATTTTCCAATAAGGAATAACCAAAGAAGGATAGGACTCCTAAAGTATGACAGATAATAATGAAATAAATATTGCTAACCCTGAAAGCGTAGTTGACCCCGAGGTAAACGGACAAGTTGACGAAACGACAGAGGCAGTAGCAGAAACTCCAGCACCAGAACCAGAACTTTTTGACTATACAGAGATTGCCGACAAAGTCGTCAAACTCCAAGTAAACGGTGAAGAAGTAGTAGTTCCAGTTAAGGAGGCTTTAGCTGGGTACCAGCGCCAGGCGGATTATACCCGCAAGACGCAGGAACTTAGCGAACAAAGAAAGCAAGTAGAGTTTGCAGCAGCCCTGGCGGATGCACTCCAAAAGGACCCAGCAAACACTCTGCAGGCGCTATCACAGCACTACGGTGTTAAAGCTCCAATCCAAAACGAACCAGTTGAGGAAGAGTACCTAGACCCCGCTGAAAAGCACCTTCGACAGTTAGAACAAAGAATCTCAGCTTTTGAACAACAAAGAGCTATGGAAGATTTGACTAAAACTATCGACTCTTTGCAAAGCAAGTATGGGGATGAATTCAACGCAGACGAAGTCGTTGCCAAGGCACTAGCGGTTGGTTCTACTGATTTAGAAGCAGTCTTCAAACAGATAACCTTTGATAAGGTTTATTCTAAAGCCACTTCGGCAGAGAAGAAGCTAGCAGAAGAACAAGCCAGAATTGACGCAAAAAGAAATGCGGCAGTAGTGTCAGGTGGTTCAACGAACAAGACTGGAACAATTCCCAAAGCTGCAAAACCAACGTCAGTCTTTGAAGCTTTTGAACAGGCTAAAAAGACACTCAACATATAACAACAAGGAGATATTAACATGGCCGGTAATCCCGACTTTAATTCACTGTTGTCAACTACGCTGCAAAATTATCAGCCGACATTAGTCGACAACATTTTCAAGGACCTAGTCCTTCTTAATCACCTCAACGAACGCGGCAGAGTCCGTGTCGAAGAGGGCGGCACTTCAATCGTTGAGCCATTGCTCTACGCTGTCAACGACACAGTTGGCACGTACAGTGGCTACGATGCAATTGACCTTACTCCACAGGAAGGCATCTCAGCTGCTGAGTATGACTGGAAGCAGATGGCTGCTTCTATCGCAATCAGCGGTATCGAAGAAGCCAAGAACCGTGGCACAGAGGCAATCATCAAACTGTTGAATGCTAAAATTATGCAAGCTGAGATGTCTCTCAAGACAACACTCAACTCGCAACTTTTTGGTTCAGCTTCAGCTGCAACTGATTTCAATGGTTTGGGCAACATAATTGGAACCCAGAACAACTCAATCGGTGGCATCGATGCTAACACCAACTCTTGGTGGAACCCAACACAGGCAACAACCATGGCCGCAACACTTTCGTTGGCAAACATGGCTGATGTCTACAACCGTGCTTCAAAGGGAAGCGATGTTCCTGACCTCATCATCACGAACACCAGCCTCTTCGAGAAGTACGAGTCGCTGTTGACCAACCAGGTCCGTTATCAGGACGTGGCAAAGGCCAACGCTGGCTTCACCAACCTCATGTTCAAGCAGACACCAATCGTGTTCGACCTTGAACTTGCAGTTGACACATCCGATGCGCCAATGTACTTCCTTAACACGAAGTACCTCAAGCTCACCGGTTTGAATGGCTACTGGTTTAAGACCACAGAGTTCATGAACGGAACCGTTGCTGGCGTCGATGCCCGCTACGCTCTGGTCTTGGCCTATGGTCAGTTGACCTGCAGCAACCGTTCACGTCAGGGCTACATCACGGCTGACGCCTGATAAAGTTTCGTTGGTGGGGGAAGTTTAAAAGCTGTCATCCTTCGGGCAGCACTTCCCTCACCAGCGATTCCCGCAATAAAAAAAAACCAACATAGTTAGGTTATCTACAACAAAGTAAGGAGCAAGAAACAACTATGGCAACAAACAATAAATGGGCAGTAGAGCGCACAAACGTTCTTCAGTCTAACAAACAACTAACTGATTCATATGCTTACCTAGACGAAGGTGACTTCGGCTGGTATGCAGTAGCAGGTGAGACGTATGAATTTGACGCCACCATCGTGTACAGCGTAACAGCTATCACAGAGGGTGTTGCATTTTCAATCAACTCAAGTGGCACCATTGCTGCAGACCTGACAACCAACTTCATATCAGAATACAACACTGATGCAACGACTGTCGTTCGCACAGCATGTGTTGCGTTCAATACACCAGACCATGGTTCAGCTTCACCTGTTGCTTTCCCATCTGGATTGAACATAGCCCGTGTGTACGGAGTGGTCAAGGTTGACACTGATGGTTTCATCGGTGTAACTGGTATTGCAGAAAATGCATTCCAGGCTACTGCATCTGGTGGAAAATGTGTTCTCAAGTGGAGACGCGTTTCCTGGCCAGCAGACGCCTGATTATAATACCTGATAACGTGCCGCCAGGGGTGAAGGACCTCTGGCGGCATGTTCTACATTTAACTACCAACGAAGGAGACTAATATGAGTAAACAAACACAAGGACAATCGCAAGGCTTATCTGGCACAGAGCCATACGGAACTGTAGCCGGAACACAGCACATTGGCAATGGTCGCATGCAATGGCATGGTCCAGGCGTAGAACTAGCACCACCATCTGGTATTGCTTACGGTGGCGTGCATTATAAAAACGGTCTATGCCAAGCAATGAATTCTAAAGAAGAAGAATGCAAAGCACCAAAGGCAAAAGGAACTGATTACTGCATCGGTCATCTTAATTCAATGAATAAGATTGGCGGCAACGCAGATGCAGCTTTAGACCCAAAAGTATAGGAGTTTTAAATGGCTATAAACTTTTCTAACGCCAACTTAACGCTTTCACAAATGCGTGAGTTTGTTGGAGAACTTTCAGACCTAGATATTGGCTTTCAGGAAAATGACGACATTTCTACTGACCTTGTCAATGGATTTATAAAAGAAGGTTTTCAAAAGATTGTAGCTTTAAGTAATCGTTGGCCATATTATCAGGCAACTTATGGTTTTACGACCGTTGTAGACCAAAGAGGATACGCCAGTTTTGGTAGAATTCTTCCAAGCATTGCAACTGTAGGTATTTCTGACATACAACAAATTAAAGCAGTAGTAAATAATACAAACCAAGGAAATGCTTTAGTTTATATTGACCAGGCAAGAGCAGAATCAATTTGGGTTGGCACTCAAGACATTGCAGAAATACCTGCATACTTTTCAATATGGGCAAATCAATTGAATCTTTGGCCAAAACCAGACGATACTTATTCAATGACTCTTCGTGGTTATAGAGTTCCAAGTTTAGCTTGGTTTTCTGACGAAACTACTGCAATAGACATTGACCCGCAAATGCAATTGCCTTTGATTAACTACGTCATGGCTCGAATCTTCCAATTCCAAGAAGACCCGGAAATGGCAAGAGAATATATGACAAGCTTTGAAAGAGCAGTTGCAATTATTCAGGGTCAGTTAACAGCACCATCAAGCAACAGACAGCTTATTATGTCTGGCGGATTGCAACTAACTCCGTACGACTGGTGGTGGTCAGATACACCAAAT